AGGGTTTCGTTGCTGGACGACGCTATGTTTGGCAATGCCCAGCGTGCCATCATACAGTTTGTGTCAATATGACTCTTATCGAAGAAAAACCTCAAGATTGAGAAGTCTCTTTGATGATGCTGATGATCGCTTCATCGTCTGTCAACTCATACACTTGCATTTCAATAAGATAATTGTAAAGGCCAGTATCGGAATTAACCATTGAGATAAATAAATCTCTATTGATGATATGATCTGGGTCTAAGAACTCGGAATGGATCTCTGCCGATCCAGCGCCAACGGTCCAACCAAACTGGCGATTGTCCGCTGCATCCATTAAAGTGCCCGCTGGAATTGTTTCATAACTTAGAATCGCGATAAATGTATCAGCAGGATCTACGGCCCAAAGTTGAAACTTAGTTATCTTCAATCCATAATTGATTAGTCCATCAGCCGCGATTAGATTCTTTCTTGCTTGACCTAAACCAATGACTTCGATTTGTCCTCGTAGTGTTCTAATTCTTCCAGCCTTCATTTCAAACCCTCTTCAATAGTTTCTTTGTTTCTTTGTGAGCAGCGATCATACACTTCTTAGAGCTGCAATTCTTTTTCCACGCACCATTCTTTTTAGTCATTTTATCCTTTTGACGCTTGAATGCTTTACCAAATGCTTTGTTGTATGCAGATACTGCCTTCTTTCCTTTCTTCTTATTCTTAACCATGTCAGCCGTACCGAGGGCGATCCCTTCGACCAATGGTATGACTGCCGGCGATAATGGGCCGGTATGAGGGCTACGAATAAGTAAAGTATCAGCGAGAGCATAGAGCAATCTTGACATTTGTTCGTTTGTTGCCATCGAAACCAGCCTCATTGCTGGCTCAAAGCAAGTGCCATCGATGCTGATGCGGTCATTGTCTCAACTGTACATTCTAGGACAACGGATAGATCGCAATCATCTCGGAAAGTTGCTGAGGATTGCCCAGCAAGTTGAATTGATTCGACTGCGATAAGGTAGCCGTTTTGCCACTTCTGTGGTGAGACATCTATTGAATCACTAACGAAGGTGGTTCGGTTTCCAACCAAACTCGCGTTTGCTGCAACCAATGCACCGGATGAAATTAGAGTGCGGTTATCAGCGTCAACCATAGCGGTTTGGTTCTGTGTTGTGATTTGCCATGAAGTGAGCCCGTCTGTCGAAGGAGCAGCCATAGCAGGTGTCACATTTGCACCATAGGTATATTGGACCGATACATTGTGAATCCTAAGAACGGTTTTTCCTAGTGCATCAACGAATGATCCCAAGTCTATGTTAGTTGTATCAAATCCAGCAGCACCACCTGCTAAGGCCGATAGTTTTGCCCGAATAAAGAAAGAATCAGATCTCGCCATGCCTAAAGGGTGGCTTAGGCGGTGTATAAAGTAAACCTAGTGTACCGCTTACACTGGATTCTTATCTTTGCGAGCGAAGCGAGCCGAACAGCACGCCTTAGATAGTCCCCCAGCACACCCACCCTATGATTTTAACACCCGCATATACTTTTCGCCGTATTATTTATTAATAACATCTTACTACCACCTACCATGAGGGACGATAAAACCATCATTACGGTGTCATTGACACTAGAAGCGAAGCGCAATTTAGATAGATTGGCGGCTGAATACACAAATGGAAACCGATCTGCATGGGTTCAGAGGGCAATTGATACCTCAGCCATGGTTAGATATCTGAAGGACATAGATCATACTGCCTCAGAAGCGCATAGAAAGGCTCGTCCAGATGGTAAATGCAACCCTCAATTGATGCCTAAGTGTCCAATCTGCTGGGAGATGAACGCATGAGTACCATTAATTGCGATTGCGGAGCTAAGTATGACCGCATGGGGAGTCACAAAAAGAGAGTGTTAGGATTTCAATGTCGCCATTGCCTACGAAACTGGAGGACTCAAGCGGTAAAGACTCCAAAAGGGCAGACTAGATTGTGGTTCAAGTATTACGAATGCAAGTGCGGATCTAACATTCTAAATATCCCACCTAAAATTACTCGATGTGTTTGTCCGGTTGTTGATTTGCGATGAGCGCATTCACTATGCAAGTCGCTTGTGGATGCGATGAACCGAATGGACCTGTGGGTATGGATCAGTTTCAAGCGTGGGATGGCGAGATAACTGAGGGTTTCGTTGCTGGACGACGCTATGTTTGGCAATGCCCAGCGTGCCATCATACAGTTTGTGTCAATATGACTCTTATCGAAGAAAAACCTCAAGATTGAGAAGTCTCTTTGATGATGCTGATGATCGCTTCATCGTCTGTCA